GTGTATCTCCTTTGGTCAAACGGAAGTTCCGAATGGTTCTGTGCTTGTATTTATGCCTACTCTTACTTTCATAACAGGTGTTCACCACATGGTATCGTCATCGTCAGTTACTAGGCCGTCATCAATCATTCCGAATGGGGTCAGATCTTCTTCGATCCTTTTGATCTGCTCTTCATAGATCAGTCTACGGATATCTAGGTTTGTGAAATCTTTGAAATATGGCTGAGAAGTCATCCACGCAAACAGTACAAGGGTCATTACCAAGTCATCGTGATAGCCAGGTTCTGCTTCAAATGTGTCGCCTTTGGACACAAATGTGGCTAGTTCGCTGATGATGTCAAAGATTTCAGAACCGAGCATCCCACCTTTTTCACAGGATGGGTGGTTTTCACTCCCAGTTGGCGTTTGCCAACTCCGAAGTTGGATAGCACCTGGCCTCCGCGACCTTTCACCGTGGTGTTCAGCAGATTCTCACATTCCAAGTCTTCGTGCAATATGGTGGCAACTTGCTCTCCAATATCATTCAGTTCTACCAGTACGCTGGCATTGTTGTAATCTTTGGCAATCTTGTCGATTATGGTGGGTAGAATCAGATGCGACATGGAGTTGTTGCGGAACTTTGCAACCAAGCGATATGGATTCTCCGACACATCAACCACCGTAATGGCGTGGTAGTCTGATCCTCCTCCGCGAGAGGTGTCTACTACTACCGTATAGATGTGATCGGGTTTGGCGCCTTCGTATACATCCATACCATCTAAAGTTTTCTGTATGGGCCGGCGCCATGGCATCGTCCTCAATTTATTGACATCAATCAGGGTATGGAGCGATCCAACAAACTCACATTCAAACTCTACACGAAACTGTTCTTCGCTAGTGTTTGCAATGGTCTGCGCTTTCCATTTAGCATCGCGTCCTGGCACATCGCTCCAATTGATTTCAACCGGCACATATGCGTTGGTTTTTTCTTTGGCACCGATCCATAACCGATAGAACAGATTCAATCCTTTTGGTGTGGATACAATCAGCACCTTTGAGGTTTTACCGCTGGCGATGGTTGGATAAACCGAGGAGAAAAAGTCTTCTGCAAGTTCATGGGGAACATAAGCAAACTCGTCAAGAATGATGAGATTGAACGATCCACCACGCACAGCAGATGACGATGTAGCAGACGCAAGAATCTTGGAACCGTTTTCCAGTTCGATGGAACCTTTGTTCCAACTTACAATGCCTTGTTGTAGCCATTTGGGCAGATACTCGTATGCAGTCTTGAGTCTTCCCAATAGTTCGCGTGCAGTTTGCAGTTTGTTTGCAAGCAGCGCAACATTGGTAGTGGGGTTGAACAGAATGTACCACAGAGCATACGCAAGCACCGTGGTTGATTTGCCGCTCTGACGCGGATACTTGCAGATCACAAACCGATTGCTATGAACCGTTCGTAGCAGGTCTTGCTGAAACTGCCAAGGTTCAAATGGTTGCAATCCCTTGTCTAGTGTCACGATGCGAACATATTTGGTGATGAAATGCAACGGATCTTCGCTGCATTTCATATACTCCGCTACCTGTTCGGGAGTGAAAGAAACAGCGGTGTTTGCCGCTTTCAGATTGGGATTACCAAGATATGTGTCTTCCTGTCGCAGAGTCATGCTTTACTCACTTTGGTCATCAAGTCGCTTGCGCTGTTCTTCCTTCTGTAGTTTCAGATATTCTTGTAGGTCTTTGGTGCTTCCCAAATAAATGGCATTGTTTGTGATGTTTTGCGCGGTTTGCTTTTCGTGCGCTGCAATATGGCGAATATCCTTTACTCGCTTGTGCAAATCAATGAGACTGCTGTTTGCATCTGCAATTTGACGCATGATGATGGCAGCAACTTCATACGCACGGGGAGACTCACCTTCGCTGGCAACTTGCATGATGCCGTCAAGAGCAGACTTGCCTACATCAATGAGTTCTTTCAAGTTCTTGCGAACTTCATTGTAGTCGTTTGCTGCGTGTGGGTCTTCCTGTGCCAGCGGATGAAGCGGTTCGGGAACTCGCACAGCAATTGCTTTTACTGGCTTTTCTACTGGTGCAATATCATTCTGTATTCCTAGCACAGACGCTAGTTTATCATCTACACCTTTGGTCGGTTCCATGTTTACGCTCCTGCATTCCAAGACGGATCAATGTCTTCAAACAACTCAATATCTTGCCACACATCGTATGCAGTACCTGTTACAGAAAGCGGTGCATTAGGTCCTGTGGTTCCTTCTACTACAGCACGATCCCATACTCGCACGAAGTCTCGTGTTAATGCTCTTGTCTTTCCGAGGTCTGCCAGTTCATGTGTAGCAGTTTGCGTTTCTAGTACAAACTTTGCATCGCGTAGAGGACCGATGATGTATCCCTTGACTGTAAATGACATGGTGTACATCATGCTTCTGCCTGCATCGAAGTTTCCTTCGTAGTCATCTTCCCAACCAACCGAGGTGAGAGTGATTGGAAGGTCTATCTTTTTGTCGATGTCTGTGAAGTTGATGCTGACTGTATACGATGGAGTGAAATACGGAAGAATTTGCTCAACGATTCTAAGTCCGTTGTCCATCGTGTCTGGCATAATGTACAACTCAAAGGTAAATGTATACGGTACTTCTGCAAACCGATACACTTTTTGGTAGTCTGCGGTCGGGGCACTTGTATCACGCACCTTTTTTGTCATGGTTGTACGCTTGCGACCACTATCGTATTCCCAATTGGTCAGAGCAAATCCAAGTCGAGGCAGAGTCATGTTGAAAGTCTGTCCGCTTTCCATTCTGCTTTCTGATAAACGACGAAGCCATTTCTGCTTGGGTGCGTATGTGAGCGGCAATCTTGCAGCAGGATTCTGCGCGTTATCTCCACCAATATAGATGTTGTTGAACAGAGAACCAAACGCAACTACAGTTTTGCGAACACATTGATGATAGAATGGATTATCGCCGTTAAACATCAGGTGTCCTCACTAAATGGATTGCTTTCAGTAAAGTCTACGATGCGATCTAGTTCAATTTCAAAGTCTGCATTCTGATTTACTGTGCTATCAGATGGCCCAACTGAGATGTCTGTTGCTGCTTGTGCAGAGTAAGACCATGACGCTCCCGAGTCTGCACCAACGATAGGAGTTGCACTGGCAGTAAACGCTCCAACTACGCGCTCTAACCGTAGCACAGCGAGTGTCATGCCTGATGGTGGAGTCCACTTTAGCACTCTAGCAGATGCAGTACCTTGTGTTACTGTTTCTCCAAGCGCATATGTTCCTGCTCCAGTTACCAAAGTCACATCCAATGCAAACTCTGCATATCCTTGTTCAATTCCTGTTCCTGCTGCATCAATCTCAGTATTGTCTGTCTCAAATGTATCGCCAGCAGAAGTTGCAAGTTCGCAAGAGATGCTGTACACATAGTTCTTACCAAACTGGTAGAACGGTTTCTCATGCTCCACAAACTTGATCTCAAAGATGCCTTTGGATAGAGGAAAGTATAGTAGATCGCCTTCTCTTGGTCGCTCTGCGTTTGCTCCAGGACCATCACCGCCTGTGATTCCGCTGAACTCTTGTTTCCATCTTCGCTTGCTGACCACAAGTTTCATACTGTCGCGCACTTCTAGTCCGAACTTGGCGATGAAGTCTCCTTCTCCTTCAAATCCGTCCACGCTTTCCACATACATCTCAATCGGTTTGCCAATCTTATACACAGATGGTAGCGAGTCTTCTCCAAATACCGTATCAATCTCAGGAGATTCGCGGAACAGATATACAACCTCATGTCCGTGCATCTTGATGGTTTCTACCACCAAGTCTTCCACGAGAGTTTGCTCGCTCCGTTCGTATTTGGAGAAGTACGGATTTAGTGCCATGTTATCCTACCAAGAAATCAGGCGGAAGTTCAAATGATGCTCGCATTTCAGATTCTAGTTTGTCTGCTTCCTCTTTCGCGGCATCGTAGATTGCTTTACCATCAAATGTAACTCCACCAGGCAACTGAATTCCGCTGTACTTGGATAGATTCTGTCCCCATTGCATCTTGACCAATGCCGTTGCATACTTCTTCAAGAAGTGATTGTCGTACACATCAGGATAGTTGGCTGGATTAACTTGCGAGTACACCTCAAATATCAGGTTAGTACCAACAGGAAAATCAACATCCCACTCAGCATCAATAAACAGTTGGTTGGTGATACGATTCCATCTGATTTGCTTTTCTGGCTCTAACATCTGCTGAATCAGAGACAGTCTTTGCTGAACTATCGTCCAGTTGGTTAAATCCATGTCAATCAGATTGTTGAAGTCTTGCAGACTGTACTGGAATCTAGCACCAAACACATTGTCTGTGCTAGTCTGTGACTCCCCACCAATCGGATACAAGTTCACTATCGACAGGATATTGGGATTGGCAATACTGATATACCCCTGATCCATGTCGGTTTGTGTAATGGTGTATGGCAAATAAATCTTCTCGACACCATCAAAGTGGTATTCGCCCAAGAACTGAACAGCATCGTCAATACGATCCTCTACTTGAGCATCGTCCACATTGATTTCAATGACGGGCGCGCCTAGTTTGCGGTAGATGTAATCCTTGAGTTTCTTACGAGAATTGACTGTTGCCATGGCATATCTCCCGTGGTATGTATGGTTCCGAGATCATGCCAATACAGCAGTTAGTTGCTGTTCGGTCTGCTTATAAGCGGAGCAGCAAACATAAACCGCACAGAAGCCATCTCACGAACCGTAAATGCCAATCCTGCGGCATCTGCTTCTTCGGGGTATATGGGGATGAACGATCCTAGATCAGCAGTCATGGTGTTCAGATACTCTGCAAACTGCTGAGACAATTCATCGGGTGACTTTTCTTCTGCATTTGACTGCAATGAATCACGGAAGCGTTCAATCGCGGTTAGATGTGGATTCAGTTGGTCGATGATATCGACCAACTTGATAGAAAGTGCTGCTGAGAATGGTCTATTGGCAAGAACATTCAGAGAAGGTGCGGCTTGAAACACTTGTGCATACGAACTCTTCATGGTATCTCCTTTGGTTATCAC